CAGCCCCCGCTGCCCCCTCGGCCCCACCAGCCAACCCACCGGACATGGCCTCAGCCATGGAGGCGCGGACCTCGGCCATGGAGGCGGTGACCGTCGCGGCCATCTCCTCACCTGCGGCGGCCACCTCGGTGAACGCCGCCAGCAGCTGCGCGGGGTCACCAGTCAAGATCACGAAAAGGTCTTCGATTGCCTCACTCACCGGACACCCCCCGCCCGGTTCGCTAGATGCTGATGGTCATGCCCCCGCGGAACACCGCGGTGAACGAGGCCCTGGCGGTGATCGCCGCGACCTTGTGGAACGCCGGCCCCAGGAACGGGTACGCGGCCCCGTTGCGCAACATGCCCATCTCGAGGTACATGCCGTAGCGGGAGCTGGGTGTGCGCCGGTTGTGGGGGGAGTACAACCCGGCCTCCGGGCCCACCCGGATCGCGATGCCCCCCGTGGTGGTGGGCATCGGGTTGGAATGGGTGATGGAGCGCACCAGCGTCCCGGAGATGCGGGCCGGCCCGGACCCCCGGGTCGCGGGGGTGGGGGTGCCGTAGGCGTGTGAGCCTTGGCTGGCGTTGCGTTTGGCCTCGGTCTCCACCGCCAACGCGACCGGGGTCAACGCTATGGGGATCTTGACCAGTACCTGCGCTGCTGCCTTGGCTGCCATCATGGTGAACACCCCGGGCACCAGCTCACGCGCCATGACGTCCCCCTTTCACTGGCGGGCCTTGTCCATGGCGTCTTTCTCGGCCTTGCGTTTGATCTGCAATAGGTCCCAGCAGAAACGGCGCACATACACCGGGGTGTCCTGCAGGTCAGGCCAGGACCAGCCCATGCCATCCGGGTGCATCAACTCGAAGTCTCGGACCTCTCCGGGGACTGGTCCGCTGGCCCAGGTTCCGTCGTAGATGGACTCGGCGACGCAGATGACTGACTCGTAGTATCCGTCTTCGCCGAGCCCGAGGGAGGGTTTACGGCGTCCTTGATCACCTCGGCCAGCCTGTTCTGGATGACCATGGGCAGCTTGGCCACCAGCTCTGCGGTGGGTGGGGACGGTAGGCGTTCCATGTCCGCGACCTGCCCGGACTCCAGGTCGACGCTGATGGAGTCCGGGTCATACACCCGCCACCCCAAGATCAGCTTGGCGTACACCTTGTACATGGACGTCATGGCCGCGACCGGGTCGGCTGGCTTGCCGTCCGGTCCTTCGGCCACGTCCTCGGGTCGCATCTCCTGCGGTGCCATGTATTGCGGGTTGCGGATGGACAACCAAATCGGGTCATTCTCTGGGTCGTCGGACAGGTCCGGGAATGGGATGTGAATGACGCGGTTCGCGTAACCAGCCAAAGTGGGGCCCTTCTATTCGCTGGTGTTAGTAGGCGGTGGTTTGCCAGTTCTTGAGGACAGCGGCCACCGACCCGGCATCGGTGGTGTTGTAGATACCGGACAGGGAGAAGTCAGCCTGGACGTACATGCCACCCAGGTCACGCTTGCCCTTGGACCACCCGGATTGGGACAGGGTCAGCGCCAGGTTGGCCCCACCGAAGGCCAGGGGCTGTTGCAAGGTGGCCACGGTGGGGGTCTGGGTGTAGTTCAAGTACAGGTTCAGGTCGGTCAGGTTCTCAAAGATCGCCTTGTAGGTGCCGTCGACCTCCAGGGCGCCCTGGAAGATCTCCCGGGGGGCTTGCAACCCGTTGCTGGAGTGGATCACGTCGATCTGGCGCTTGAGGTTCAGGTCGTAGGTCAGGCCCCGGGTGGACGCGGCGCCGGCGTTGAGCATCGTCCATTCCCACCCCAGCACCGGGGCGAACGCGGTGTAGGTGGGGGTGGGGGTGGACTGGGACACCCCGGGTAGGGCCTTGGCCTTCGCGGACAGGGTCACCGCGGCCTTGGGGTCGATCTTGATGCCCAGGTCGGAGAACACCGTGTCGGTGTAGCCCAGGGTGGGTGTCCCGGAGCTGGTGTCGTACACCGTCAGGGAGTAGGTGGCCTTGGCGACGGCCGGGTTCTGCTTGAAGGTGTGCGTGGTGGCCGCGACCACCGGATCGGCACTGGAGTGGGCCTTGACCAGTCCCACCGCTGAGCCGATCACGGAGGTGACCGTCAGCACCGACCCGGCCACGTTGGTGACCTGCGCGTACTCCCCGGTGGCCCCACTGCCGATCTGGATGATCGTCGGGGTGGGGGTTCCGGTGATGCCCGCCGCGGAGGCCACGTTGATGGTGGAGGCCCCGATGGACGTGTTGCCCGTCAGGGTGGTCGAGGCCCCGGCGGTCACGGTGTCCGGGCCGATCACCGCGCGCAGGAAGTGCCCAGTCACGTCCGGGTAGGCCATCATGTCGATGGACCAGTCAGCCTCCGCGCCACCCTGGTACAGGCCTTGCAGCACGGAGTCATTCGCCCGGAACGACTCGTCCTTGATCGCCGCGTACATGTCCTCGTAGTCGGCCTTGGTGAATGGCAGGTAAGCCGTGGGGGCGACATAGGTGCCCGCCACGGATTCCTTCGCTATTCCCAGGATCGCAAGGCGGGATAGCTGAGTCATTCCTTGTCCCCCCTCGCGGTGTTGGCCGCCGGCTTATCGGTGGTCTTCTTGTCGGGTTCCTTGTCTTGCTTGTCCACTAGCTCAAAACCGGCCAGCGGCTCGTCGTAGTCGAATGTCTCGCCGGGGGGCACCGTCACCGGCGGGTCCAATGTGGGAAGGATGATCGGGGCACCGCTGATGTTCTTTTGCAGCACGGCGAAACCTCGCAATGAAAGGGAAGGGTGGCGAAAACAGCGGGGCCTAAGCGGTGAAGTCAGCGTCCTGCGCGGAGTAGGTGACAAAGGCGCGTAGCTCGGAGTCATCCCGGATGGACCGGTCCGGTGGGTCGAAGGTCACGTGGACCTCGCGGGGATCCTCCGCGACGGCCAGGAACCTGCCGCCGTGGGTCTTGTCCCCCCGGTAGGCCCGCACCCGGGCCAACACCAGGTCGATCGCGGCGTCGAACGCGCGCTGCTCGTCCTCCGCGGACCCGGTGCCCTTCTGGAGGGGCCACACCAGGTCAAGGCGTAGCTGGTAGGTGGCCATCACCCGCTGGTTGGCGAACCGGGTCTCCCGGATGGTGCCGCGCATCACGTACAGCTGCCCCTGGGTGCGCCGCCCGGGGGTGCGGGGGTGGTAGGCCTGGACCACGCCGAACGGGCCACCAGCGGAGGCCACGAGCGCGGGCAGCCCATCCCCCGAGGAGGCCAGGAACGCGGCCTCACGGTCACACACGTCAGCGGTGCTCACGCCGGCACCCACTTCCCGTCCTTGACCCACCCGTGGTGCCCGCACTGGGGGCAGAGCAGCGACGGGGACAGGGTCAGCGGGTCAAAGGACTCCACCGTCCACAGCGCCGAGCTTGGGTAGCCCTCAGCCACCCCGGGCAGGTCGAACAGCACCCCACCGAAGTGCACGCCCCCATCGGAGCCGTCCGGGGTGGGATGACGCTCGGTGATCCCGGCGCGCTCATGCCCGCGGTAGGACATGAACCGGATACCGACCCCGTGGCCGATGTCGATGTAGTCGCCGACGTCTTCCACCAGGAGACCCCCCTATGCTCCGCACCATGGCCAGGACGTGGTGGCAGTTGTCGTTCTCCGACCCCCGGCGACCCCAGGGCCAGCAGTGGCTGGGTGGTCTCAACACGGAGGCGGCCACCATCCGGGACGCGATCACCTGGGCCCACCTGGCGGGCATCAACCCCGGTGGGGAGGTCCAGTTCGTGGGGATCATCACCGACGATGACGACCCCATCTCCCCGGATTGGGTGGACCAGTTGTTCACCGACCCGCAGAAGTGGATGGCCCAGCCCCTGCCGCGCAGCGCCCGCCCGGTCCGTGTGGACTGGGCACCGATGGTCAACGGCCACGACGTGCGCGGCTAGCGGTCCCGGAAGAACCACCAGGGCAGCGCCACCACCACCACGAACGCGATCATGAACTCCACCAGCTTGTGCGGGATCGGGATCGGGATGGGCATGGCCGGCCCCCTCACCTACGGCGTCGGCGTCTCCTCCACACCCGGTGGGCTCGGACACGGCGGCGCAGCACGGGCCGGTGGAACCGGTGACGGGCCCGGGTGTGCAGCAGCCCCCGCAGGTTCCGCCGGGTATGTGCTGAGACCAACGACCGCGCGCCGCGGCGGTAGTGGGGCCCGCGGTGCCGCGGCGACCGCCCAGGGATGCCGCGGTGACGTGGGCGCAGCGGGGTGGTGCGGTTGTGGCGCTTGAGTAGCGCCGCGCTGATCTTCGCCCTGGTCGCCGCGGACAGGTGACTGCCTCGACGCTTCAACACCGCCGCGACCCGCGCCTTGGCCAGGTTCCTCTTCGCCGCGGCGACCTGGGCGGCGGTCTTGGGTCGGCCTTTCTCCGCGGCCCTGGCCTTGGCGAGGTTGGCCTTGGCGGCGGCGACCTGCGCCGCGCTGCGGGGCTTGCCCTTCTGCGCTGCCCGTGCCTTGGCCAGGTTCGCCTTGGACGCCGCGAGCTGCGCTGCGGTCTTGGGCTTGCCCTTTAACGCCGCGCTGATCTTCGCCCGGGCGGACGCGGACAGCGGATGGCCGGTGTGGTGCTTGCCCTTGAGCGACGCGCTGATCTTCGCCCTGGTCGCGGCTGACAGGGGGTGTCCCTTGCGTGTGGCCACCCCGCACCCCCGGTCGTGCCACCATGCGGCCCGTGACATTCGTGATAGCGGTCGACGGCCCGGGGGCCACGCTGCAGCTGGTGTGCCCAACGTGCGGCCCGGTCCTGGACCTGGGACAGGCCACGGACCTGGGTGAACTGGAATACGAGATCGAGGACCACCTGGACCGTCAGCACTCCGCGGTCACCGGCGCACGTACGGGGCCAGCATCTCCATCGCCTCAGCCCGTAGCTCGTTCGCGTCATGCCCAGACGGGCGCGCCTCCGGGTCCAGTTGCTTGATGGCGATACTGGCGGCCATGAACCGGCTCGCCTCCATCAGGTCCACCGGGACCGGGTTGTACCCACCCCCATAGGTGACCTTGATGGTGGTACCGGGAGGGATGAACGTCCCCAGCTGGAAACGACAGTGCCCGGTGTCAGGCTCGTACTGCACGGTGGACACCAGCACCTGCTGGTCCCCGCTAAACGACCGGAACACGTGGATGTCGGAGATCGACCCCTGCCACAGGTCCGCGTAGCGCGGTGGGTACTCCCGCACCCAAAAGTGGCGGGTGAGCAGCGTGGACCCCAACGACTGCGCCCGGCTGAACCCCAGCTGACTAGTGGGGTCCAGGGGGATATAGGAGTCCAGGGCGTCCTCGATGTCCATGGCGTCGGCGCGTTGGGTCTCCACCAGCCCCGTGAACAGGGCCAGCCGCCGGTCGCACGCCGACTCACACGCCCGGGTGGCGCTGATCATCAGGCGGGCGTGGGCGCGGGCGTCGAAGCCCCTGGTGAGGTCCGCGAACGGGCCCTCGTTGAAGTCCGCGGTGGATGCCAGCGGGATGGGGGTGTCAGCAGCCACAACGCACCCCCATCCCGCTGGTGTTGGTCACTTCCTGGTGCTTGAGCCAGGCTGCGGGCGCTGCTGCGGGGTGGCCGGCTTGCGGCTGTCCCCGTCATCACCCTTGGCGTCGTCGGACTTGGTGTCGTCGGACTTGTCGTCCTTGCGGTCGCCCGGGCGGGCGTCCTCAGCGGACGGGCGCTGGTCAGTACCAGCCATCTCATGGCGCACACCCGGGTGCTGCACCTCATCCCCCGCGGGATGGTTCGGGCCCTGCGGCCTGTCCAGCTTGTTCTCCGAGCTGCCCGGGGTGACCGTCGCGAACGGGTGCGTCGACCCGGTCATCACGTTGGCTGGGGCCATCTCAGCCCCGGTGTCCCGCAACCCGGTGTCCACCGGCTCATCACCCTTGGTGTCGGTCTGCGCCCACCGGCCGTCCTGCAGCCTGGTCCCGGACGGGGACTCATTGCCGGTGCGAGCCTTGGCCGCTTGGCGCTCCGCGACTTCCCGGCGGTACCGGTCGGACTTGGCCTCATCGGAGGGCCGTTGGCCTTCCGGGGGGTCAACCTGCTCGAACTGCCCATCCCGGCGTTCCAGCAGCTCCTCACCCAGCGCGTCGGGAACCTCGATGGTGGCCCCGTCCTTGTCCCACTCGTAGCCCCCGGACGCGCTGCCGGCGGTCTTCTTCTTCAAGAACACGTCACTACACCCCTCGTTCGTGATGGCCGTCAGCTGTAGGCGACGGTGGCGGCACCGGAGTTGGTGGTGCCCACCGCGGTGATGCCCACGGCGGCGGGCATCCTGATGTCGTAG